TATCGCCTTTTGCTATGTACTTTATTTGGGTTTTAGGGTATAACTAATAATGCGGCCAGATACTGGAGATCCAATGAATTTTTATACCAATGTTACTCGTCATCGAAATCAAATTTTAGTTCGCGGAATATCTGACGGCAAACCTGTCAAGTTTTCTGTGAAATACAAACCTTATTTATTCGTTCAAGCAAGTGCACAAACTGAACATAAGAACCTCAAAGGTGAATATGTCGGCAAGATGCAGTTCGATTCCATGTCTGAAACACGAGAGTTTCTGCAAAGTTATGAGAACGTGGCAGGCATGAACATCTACGGCCTCTCTGATTGGCCTTACATGTATATTTATGACAAGTATAAAGGTGAGATCAAGTATGATCCTGCCCTTGTTTCAGTTTGTTCGATCGATATCGAGACCAGCATCGAAGGCGGCTTTCCTGATATCGAGAAAGCTGACAACGAAATCACAGCGATTACCATCGGCCGCAATGGTAGGAAGACTACGTTTGGTTGCGGTGAATACAAGGAGCATCAAGACAATGTACAATATTACAAATGCGCAGACGAATCTGCACTCTTACTCGCCTTTCTCGAAGTCTGGAACGGATCACTCTATTCGCCTGACGTTGTCACGGGCTGGAACATCGAGTTCTTCGATATCCCATATCTTGTCAACAGGATTCGAAAAGTTCTTGGATCTGATCACGCTGAACGTCTCTCTCCCTGGAAAATGCTCCGTGAATACAAAGTTAACAGCCGTGGACGAGAATGCATTTGCTATGCCCCTATCGGCATCGCAGTCCTTGATTACATCCAGCTTTATCGGAAGTTTACGTACACAGAGCAGGAATCTTACCGACTTGACTACATCGCTCAAGTTGAACTGAACGAAGGTAAGATTGACTATCGTGACGAAGGTTATACCGACCTCGACGACCTTCGTCTCAGGAACTTCCAACGTTACATCGAATATAACGTTCGTGACGTTGAGATCGTTGAGAGGCTCGAAGATAAGCTGAAGCTCATCGAGTTGGTCTATGCTTTGGCTTATGACGCCAAGGTTAACTATGAAGATACTATGACAACCGTGAAACAGTGGGACGTGATCACTCACAACTACCTACTCGATCGAAACATCGTAGTGCCTCTCAACGATAAGAATAAACCCGACCGAGCCTTCGTAGGCGGATATGTCAAAGATCCAAAGGTCGGTATGAGTAAATGGGTTGTGTCGTTCGATTTGAATTCCCTTTATCCCCACCTTATCATGCAGTACAACATCTCCCCCGAGACGCTTGTTACTCGCTTAAAAGATAAGGTGTCAATCGACGACCTACTTGTTGGTGGCGCTAGTCAGTTCGGTGGCTATCTTGATAAAACGAACTGTACTATCGCCGCCAACCTTTGTATCTATACGAAAGAAAAACGAGGCTTCTTGCCATCGATTATGGATCGTATGTATGACGATCGTACTCGTTACAAAAAGCAGATGATCGAGTGCAAGAAGGAATACGAGAAGACGAAAGATCCTCGTCTTGTCAAGGAAATTGCACGACTCGATAACATGCAGATGGCCAAGAAGATTCAGCTGAACTCGGCTTATGGTGCTCTCGGTAATAAGTGGTTCCGTTGGTTTGACGTGAACAATGCCGAAGCCATCACCACATCTGGTCAGCTCAGCATTCGTTGGATCGAGAACAAGCTCAACGACTATCTCAACAAACTGTTGAAGACAGAAAACTTTGACTATGTGTTGGCTTCCGATACCGACTCGGTTTATGTGACTCTCGAATACCTCGTCAAGAATGTATTCGGTGATGATGTGCCTGAAACCAAGAAGGTGATTCAGTATATCGACAAGATCTGTAAGGAACGTATCGAACCATTCATCGATCGTTCTTATCAAGAACTTGCCGAATATATGCACGCATATGCTCAGAAGATGCAAATGAAGCGAGAGAACATCGCAGACAAAGGCATCTGGAAAGCCAAGAAGATGTACATTCTCAATGTATGGAACTCTGAAGGCGTTGAGTATGAGAAGCCGAAGTTGAAGATGACAGGCATCGAAGCGGTTCGATCCTCGACTCCGACTGCATGCCGTGATGCCATTAAGAAGTCTCTCGAGATTATCATGGCTGGATCTGAATCGGATCTTCAGAAGTATGTCGCCAACTTCAAGGAAAAGTTTTCATCTCTTGGGTTTGACGACGTGGCTTTCACTCGCGGTGTCAAGGACATCGAGAAATATTGGGTAGGTGGTAGGTTCCAAAGCCAGACTCCTATCCATGTTCGTGGTTCTGTGGTCTACAACGAAATGTTGAAGAAGAAGAAACTTACAAATAAATATCAATCCATTACCAGCGGTGAGAAAATTAAGTTTGCATACTTGAAAAACCCAAATCCGACACAAGACTATGTTATCTCGTGTCCGAATGGTCTACCGAAAGAATTGAAGATGGAAACTTACATCGACTATGCGGTGCAGTTCGAGAAAGGCTATCTCAGCCCTATCGAGTCGATCACTAACACCATGGGATGGCAAGCAGAAAAACGCGCAACACTGGAGGATTGGTTCTCATGATGGTAACAGAATACAATGGCAATGGAAAATATGCAAATCGCCGAGCTGAATTGCATAAGCAAATCTATGATGATTATTACTATGTCAAGTTTTTTGAAAATGATGAGCATATTGAAACGCGAGTTTTAAAAGACAAAACATTACGATACGCAGAAGATTGCGCTGAAAACTGGACAATAGGAGTTATTAATGGCTAAACTAGATATAGACTTAGACTTTGATTTTGGTTTCACGACTTCATCTGAAGAAGAAATCAAACAAGAAGGCAACGATAAGGCACGTTACATGTACGATGCCATCATGCCTTTACTTACAAACTTAAAGAAAGATGCAGACAAAAACCCGATCATCAACTGGCCTAATCGTGCCGAGAAAATCGATCTCTTCATTACTAAATTAAATAAGATTCTCGCATCTTAATGGTGTACAAATAAAGATATATCGTATATACTGGGACAATCAGACAAGGAGAAGTTATGTCAGACCTATTAAATAAATTGCGTAAGAATACCACAATCAAGGATTCAGATATTTTGTCTGATTCCAAGTTCTTCAATGCCAAGGACATGATCCGCACGACAGTGCCTGCAATCAACATTGCATTGAGTGGTAAAATTAACGGTGGCTTCGTTCCTGGTCTGACCATTTGGGCAGGTCCATCGAAGCACTTCAAAACTTCTTTTAGTCTTCTCATGGCGAAAGCATACATGGACACGTATCCAGATGCAGTCATGCTTTTCTATGACTCAGAATTTGGTACTCCTCAATCTTACTTCGACTCGTTCGGCATCGACACATCTCGAGTTCTCCATACTCCCATCACAGATGTCGAACAGTTGAAGTTTGATATTATGCATCAGTTCGAAGAGATCAAGCGCGGCGATCGTGTCATCGTTGTGATCGACTCGGTCGGCAATCTCGCTTCGAAGAAGGAAGTCGAAGATGCACTCAAGCAGAACTCAGCCGCCGATATGACTCGCGCAAAACAGTTGAAGTCGCTCTTCCGCATGGTTACGCCCCATCTTAACCTCAAGGATATTCCTCTGATCGTGGTCAACCACACTTATCAGACTCAAGAGATGTACTCGAAGGCCGTCGTATCTGGTGGCACTGGCATCTATTATTCGGCTGACAACATCTTCATTCTTGGTCGTCAACAAGAGAAAGATGGCAAGGAAGTCACTGGCTACAACTTCATCATCAACGTTGAGAAGTCTCGCTTTGTAAAAGAAAAGAGCAAGATTCCAATCGAAGTATCATGGGAAGAAGGCATCAGCAAATGGTCTGGTCTACTTGACATGGCTCTCGAGTCTGGTCACGTGATCAAGCCAAAGGTTGGTTGGTTCCAAAAGGTTGATATGACTACTGGAGAAATCTCCGATAAGTCGTATCGCCTGAATGATACTTATAACTTCAACTTCTGGCATCCTATTCTACAGTGTCCTAAGTTCAATGAGTTCGTTGAAAAGAAGTACGCTGCAGCAAACGGTGCCATTATGCAAAGTGAAGACGAAGTGGCAGATGTCTATGAGATGGAGGATGAATGAGAATTGAACACATCATATTTGGAAATCTTATTGAAAACGAGGATTATGCCCGCAAGGTCATTCCATTCCTCAAAGAAGAATACTTTACAGACACTGTAGATCGTAAGATCTTCTCTATCATTCATGAATACGTGGGAAAGTATAACAACTTTCCTACAAAATCTGCTGTCGAGATTGATCTTAACGAGGTAGGTGGTCTGTCTGACGATCAGTTCAAGCTTGCCAAAGAAGTTGTCTCTGGACTTGACAAGTCTGAAGATCGTGATGTGGCATGGCTCGTAGATAATACCGAGAAGTTTTGTAAAGACAAGGCATTGTATAATGCTTTGATGAAGTCTATTCAGTTGGTAGACGACAGCAAGAAGGATAGCATCTCAGTCGGTGCTATTCCTCAGATCTTGACTGACGCACTCGGTGTTTCTTTCGATAGCCATATCGGCCACGACTTCTTGAATGATGCAGCAGAACGCTATGAGTTCTATCATCGTAAGGAAGTTCGTATCGGTTTCGACCTTGATTTCTTTAACAAGATTACTCAAGGCGGTCTGCCTCGTAAGACACTGAACATTGCTCTTGCTGGTACTGGTGTCGGTAAGTCATTGTTCATGTGTCATAACGCGGCTCAAAACTTGATGTCGGGTCAGAATGTCTTGTATATCACTTTGGAAATGGCAGAAGAAAGAATCGCCGAGCGTATCGATGCCAATCTCCTCGGTGTAACACTCGACGATCTGAAGGATCTACCTCAAGCCATCTACTACAAGTTGGTAGGCAAAGTCAAGGAACGAGCAAAAGGCAAGCTCATTGTGAAGGAGTATCCAACAGCATGCGCAGGATCCGCAAACTTTCGACATCTCTTGAACGAATTGAAGATCAAGAAGAACTTTATCCCCGACATTATTTACATCGATTATCTGAACATCTGTGCGTCGTCGAGGATCAAGCCGGGATCGAACGTGAACTCGTACACCTACATCAAGGCGATCGCCGAAGAACTTCGCGGCCTCGCCGTCGAGTTCAACGTGCCAATCGTTTCTGCTACTCAGACTAATCGTTCTGGTTTCAGCAACTCTGATGTCGGTCTCGAAGATACATCTGAATCGTTCGGTCTGCCAGCAACGGCCGACTTTATGTTTGCCTTGATTACGAGTGAAGAGCTACGTCAACTCAATCAGATCATGGTAAAGCAGTTGAAGAATCGTTACGGCGATCCTTCAGTACACAAGCGATTCGTGATTGGTGTCGACTATTCGAAAATGCGTCTGTATAATGTAGAAGCATCTGCTCAAGAAGATCTTGTGCAAGACGAAGATCGACCAGTCTTCGACAACTCCGCCTCTGGTTATCGACTCGAGAATGAATCGAAACCAGTCAGTAAGTTTGAGAAAATTAAATTTGCAGGTTTCAAATGATCGATAATCTCAGACGTGACTGGATAGTCAATACAGTCAAAAATCCTAAATACAGATGGAAGTGCCAGATACTAAAGAATACTTGGTGGATGGTCGAGGAAGGCAATGAGCCTAATTGGTTTCATCGCAAGATGCAAGAACTTTGTTTTGGTTTTAAATGGGAGAAGATTGATGGTTAACTATAAGATCGTAAATACTGGAAAGATCGTCGATGTCGGTGGCGGATTTGGCGAAAACAGCGGTGATATCCTTGAGACCAAGACAGATCAGGTTGTAATCAAGGGTGTGCGTATGTCCAAAGTCAAAGAAATGGTTCGACATCTGAACTTTGGCGGTGGGTTTGACGGCCACACACCAGCATTTTTTTTAGCCGAACGCGAAAAAACTTTAGAATTGACTGTAGAACTTGTATAAATAGATGTACACTATGTGGTGCGTGGATATACAGTTTTAACTGTGTAAGAGGCAAGTGTCTTAATTGACGACTGGAATAGGCAGGGTCACAGGTGGGGTTCCTCCTGCTACACGCATGATGGGCGGCTTTCGGGTCGCCCATTTTTTTGCTCTTTTTTTGAAATAAACATGTACATTTTATCAAAACTTTGGTAAGGTGGACCTATAATCAAGAAGGAAAAAACACATGTACTCCATTCAATATTTCGATCGTCTTAACAACAACCTCGACACCTCTTCGCCAAAATTCCCTACCATTCAACTTCTCGTCGATTTTATCAATCAAAATCCCGACCTCGAATATTCTATCGTCCTCTACAAAAACTTCTTCGTCGCACCAACCGTCGACGATATTATCCTTAACCAAAAACCTCGTCCAAAATTTGTCAAACTTATGACTAAAGTTTCTACCACTCTCGACAATTACGTATCTTCATAAAAATAAACATGTACATTTTATTGCAGATTTGGTAAGGTGGATCTATAATGAAGAAGGATATGATGATGTCTGCTGAAGAACAAGAATTCTGGGAAGGTTATGAAGCTTGGCTCGATGAGCAAGCCGATCGTGCTGCATACGAACGTATGGTGGAAATGTGACTCGATTTGTAAACAGATTCGTTATCTCTGACCATCATCTTGGTCATACGAACTCGTGGGAAAAGTTCAAACTATCTGACGGCAGTCCGCTGCGTCCGTTCACCTCGACTGAAGAGATGAACGAGACCATGATTGAACGCCACAATGCCAAAGTGAAAGAGCAGGACACTGTCTACTTTCTTGGCGACGTAGTAATCAATAAGAAGTATCTCGAACTGGTAAAGCGTATGAACGGCCGTAAGATCCTGATTCGTGGTAACCATGACATCTTTAAGGATGAAGACTATCGTGCAGTTGGCTTTGAGCAGATGCACGGTGTTCGTGTGTTTGTGGATAAGTTCATTCTGAGCCATATCCCACTGCACCCTGACTGTGTGACAGAACGTTTCAAGGTCAACGTCCATGGACATCTTCATGCGAATGAGGTCAAAATGCCGTGGGGAGTTAATGCTGATAGAAACGAAATCATATATGCTGACTTCCCGGATCCTCGCTATCTGTGTGTCTCGGTTGAGCATACGAACTATGAGCCTCTGCACTTCGATGAAGTTCAAGCTCGCATCGATAAGCGTTGGGCAGATACTGGTTACACCGGTCCTGCCAAGGCTTGGGGTAATGGAAGTGGACCTGGTTGATGAGTAAACTAGTACAAGCAGTTGAGGCATCAGCTGGTCGCAATTATCAGCGCCGTATGAAGCCTGAGGGGCTCCTTTCTTCTATGATTAATGTAGAAGCCACGATGAATAAGGACGTGGTGCGCTACACACAGACGCGGTATAGTATCCGAGCCAAGCTCGGCGCTGATGCGTGGGTAGATGATCACCGCCCCGAAGCACTTCCTAAGGCCATCGTGCAAACGCAGCGAGCTATTACGGAAGCTGTGTTCGGGGAATTCAGACCATACTTTCGTGAGTTGAATCTGGCAGTGTTAGATGGTAAGTATGACGATCTTTATGAGATTCTAGATCGGTTTGAGAAGCAGATGTTTAAGGCAGATAGTTTCGAATAGCTGTTGCCATTATCTAATAAGTGATGTATAAGGAGATATAGAATGAGTAAAATGATTTTCGCGTTTCTGGCTATCTTCGCAGTCGTGTTCCTTGCGATCCAAGGTTTCACTGCTGCAAGTGGTCGTGAAAAACTTCAGCTCGCCAAGGTGCTGGGGTATAGTTTGGCTTGTGCCACCTTGGCGACTGTGATTGCAGTTTCAATCGTTGTATTGTTTTAAAGGAATATATTATGAAAAATGTTACTAAGGTTGCTGTTCTCGCTGGTCTGATGGCCACGACTGCTGCATGTACTCGTATCGAAACAGGTGAAGTTGGTGTTCGTCGTTCGTTCGACAAGACTATTGAAACCACTGAGTTGATGCCTGGTTCTGTTAATCAGACCATCTTCGGTGATGTCATGACATTCCCAACGAAGGACGTTCAGGTTGATGTGTCTGACTTGACTCCATTGGCTTCGGACAACTCGACTGTTGCCGACTTCGATATGGCAGTGATCTACTCGATCAATCCAGGTTCTGTCGCAGAACTCTACATCGAGAAGAACCGTGGTTTTCACGCTGACACCGAAGAAGGTGATACTCTTCTGATGTACAACTACATCCGTCAGCTTGGTCGTAATGCTGCCTATAAGGTTGCTCGTCGTTACGAGTCATTGAAGATGGCTGATAACCGTGCTGAGATGGAACAGTTGATTCGTCAGGAAGTTGTAGCACAGCTCGCTTCTGAGAAGCTTGACGGTGCAATTTCAATCTCACAGGTTCTTGTTCGTCAGGTAAAGCCTGCTGCAAACATCGTAGCCTCGGCTAATGCGCTTGTTCAAGCTCAGAATGCTGAGAAGCAGAAGCAAGTCGAAGTTCGTACTGCTAAGCTTGAAGCACAACGTATTGCTGCTCTGAATGCCAACGCTGGTGCAACGAAGTACATGGAAGCAACTGCTATCGTTACTATTGCCGAAGCTGTCAAGGACGGTAAGGTCAACACGATCGTTATCCCTTACGACTTCAAGGGTATCGTCAACGTAAAGTAAGCATGTACAATTAATGCGTGGTAGTGTATACCAGAATCAGGAGGAAATTATATTATGACAATGCATCTTCTTGGTCCTGCTTACACTACCACTCATCATGGCAAGCGTAAGTCTAAAATGACGACGTCGAAGTACACCAAAATTGGTTTGGCTTGGCTCGAAGACTGTAAGTTTTGCAAGCGTATTGGCGTCAAGCCAAAGACGTTCGAAGAATATCAGCAATACCGTGCAGGCAACTACAAGCCGAAGCTTCGTGGCACGCCGATGCCTGATTACAACGTATCAGATCATCGTAAGAAGTACCCATCTCAGAACGAGATCGGTGTACACTACGCAAAGAATTCTTCTTACGAGAAAGAAAAGCTTGCCGTCAGTGGCAATTATATCATCGGCCAAGCCTATAACAAAGGCGGACTTGTTGTCCTTTCCAAGTCTGAAGCGGCCGATCCGGCAACTGGTAAGAGACGCGGTTGAGCATCGTGTTCCTCCTCTCATCGTTGCCGTTCTTGGCGATCTTAGGCTTCTTCCTTTGGGTCGGGTTTAAGGTCGCCAAGATTTTTTTGCGATTTGCCCTCTATGGTTTTCTTTTTATTATTTTGATTCTTCTCGCTTTAGGGGGTTTACAAAATTAGTTTTTTGTAGTAAGGTGAACCTATGATTGACCATACACCAACTTATTCCGCCTTTCGTACACCACTCGCAATGGCTGGCATCAATTTTCACGACCATCATTTGGTCGGTCTGACATGGCCATATATAAACTGTAAAGGCAAACAGTATCACGTCACGATGCTCGATCAAGGTTGGGTGTGTGACTGTCCTGGTTTTAACTTCTATAATAAATGTAAGCACATTACACAAGTGCACGAAAAGGTGATAGCAGAATGATTGTTCAGAACGCAGTAAATTGTTTGTCATGTGGAGATCTCATCATCTCTAAACATCGTCATGACTTTGTAAATTGCACTTGCGGTGCTGTATGGGTAGATGGCGGTCAGGACTACCTGCGTCGTGTAGGTGACTTTGAAAACGCCGTCGACTTGTCTTGGTCACTGCCAGACAAGTTATATTTTGATTGTGCTGATGCTGCTGGCCTTGCTATGGATAGCGGTCGTAATACTAAAGGCATCGCCAATGCAGTGATGCGTACTCTTCGTGAAGCTGGTCGAGTGATCGCCGAAGGTGAACAAAGAATTCTAGCTCATAATCCTCGTATGGATGAGATTATGGTCGAAGAAGCCGATGGCACCATCAATCGTTATAAGAAAGTTGTAGAATGAAAGAAGCATGCATCGTCGGCTTTGGAATGATCGATGCGTTAGGTGATAATCCCATCGATTGTTGGGAGAATATGCTTAATGATCGAGACTTCCATAAACCTATCGATCCTCATGTTCATGAAGGCCACAATCTTAAAGTTAAGTACGGGTTTTATCCTGAAATTGATATCGATGAAGAATTACAACCTCGAGCAGTAGCTTATGGTATGCATGCGGTTGAGCAAGCTTTACACATGGCAAATTTGCCGCATTCATCGAATGTAGGTGTCATCTTCTCGACTCTTTTAGGCGGCAACTCGACAAAAGCAAAGTTAGATGCCGAAGGTCGAAAGATGAAACCAAAACAGATCCTTCGCTCAACGATGGATTATCTCTGCAGTCAAATCTCAATTAAGTATGGATATACTGGTATCAATACCATGGTGTATTCTGCTTGTGCTACAGGTTTGGTAAGCATCGAATATGCTATGCGAATGCTCGATGAGTATGACTATGTGATCGTAGGCGGTTCTGATGCTGGCGTAAATCACATGGATCTCTACTTCTTCTCGATTATCAAGGCGATCGGTTCGAAGTCGATGCCATTCGATAAGAATCGCGACGGTTTTATTATGGGTGAAGGTGCAGGTTGCATCATCCTTCAGTCGAGAGAAAAGGCCGAAGCGATGGGTTCGAAGGTATATGCTCGCATCACTGGAGTTTCGAATGCTTCAGATGCACACGATCCGACTGCACCTTCTGGAGCCGGAGCTCGTCTTTGCTTGGAGAAGCTGGATCTCGAAGGAGTCGACTCAGTCAACTCGCATGGAACCAGCACTCCACTCGGAGATGTGGTAGAGTATGACGTGGTTCGCGAGTTTACTGATGCACCGATCTATTCCAATAAAGGAAAAATTGGACATACTTTCGCTGCAGCAGGTGTACTTGAAACAATTTACAGTGTACTGTCTATTCAGAACGGTGTGATTCCTCATACCGCTGGTTGTCAAGACACTGATATGGATGTGGTGATGGAGAACATCGAGACAGATGTCAAGAAAGTTCTTGTCAATTCATTTGGATTTGGTGGTAAGTGTTGTTCAATTATTGTTGAAAAGGAAAAGTAAAATGTCTTCTGGATATACTGTAGAACTCGATTGGGAAACTGTAGACCACGTCGTGGTCGGTCAGCTGCGTAATACATGGGAAGCTTTAAAGGGCAATCTCGGCAATGGCGACTGGGTTTTTGTCTGGGGTGATCAAGAAGCCGATGATGCCGAGATCCAAAAGCACATCGACGCGCTCGAACTTCTCCTCAAGTGGTACTCCACTCCCGATGAGCTGGTAAAAATGGGACTCAAAGAAGGTGCCTAAGTATCTTGTAGAGACAATCGACTTCTTTCGCATGCGATATGTCGTGGAATGCGAGAGCGCAGAACATGCCAAAGACGTCGTGACGATGAAAGAAGCTGAAGAGTTCAGTCAATTATATCTTGACGAGACTATCACTTCTACTCGCGTGATTGATGATGCAGAGTATCTTCGCATCTTCGACGAAGATAATGACTATCTCAAAGAGTGGTCAGAAGAAGAGAAATTTAAGTATGTGCACGAAGTAGTCTATGATACTCCAAATCCAAGTATGAAAGAACTCGATCCGGATCAACGGGATTGGGAATATGATGGTTGTGGAGTAAAAGTCTGGAAAGGCACGATGCAACGTTATGAGGTAGAAAACGATGGAACAGAATAAAGTATATACAATTAAGCTTATGTCGGGCGAAGAACTCATTGCTCGTGTCAAGCAAGAAGGTGGTGTCACCGAACTGTTGAAGCCTCGTACAGTTGGTATGGGACCTCAGGGTTTTGCTATGATGCCATGGATGATGTCAGCTCCTGATAACAACGTCGTAATCTCTGACACAGTCATTGTCGGTGCTACTGAAACGAGTGCACAGGTTGCTACACAATATCTGAAACAAGTAACAGGAATACAAGTCTAATGTTAGAATGTTTGATTATGGGCGATTCGATCGCCGTTGGAACGAAGATGTTTGCTCCGAAAGAATGTGTATCATATTCGAAGGGCGGTTGGAATACTTGGCAATGGAACAAGAAGTGGGGTAAAACTCCGCTTGAAGCCAAGACAATCGTAATCAGCCTCGGAACAAACGATCATAGCGGCGTTGATACGAAAAAAGAGTTGACAAAAATTAGAACTCGTGTTAAGGTAGGCAATGTAGTATGGATTATGCCTCCTTGTAACAAAGGCTTTTGTAAACCTAAGGTCAACGCCATAGTAAAAAGCATTGCCGTAAGCTACGGAGATCGTATCATTGCTACATCGTATGTTCAACCTGATGATATCCATCCATCGTGGCGTGGATATAAAGATCTCGTAAAGAAAGCTGGAATATGAATCTTTTCATTCTCGACAGTGATCCTGTAGTTGCTGCGCAGCTGCAGTGTGACAAGCATGTCGTGAAGATGATCGTCGAGAGTGCTCAAATGCTCTCGACTGTACATCGTATGCTCGACGGTGTAGAGACACGTGTGCCTTCAAAGTCTGGTAAGACAATGTCGAAGGCATGGACTCTACCTGACGAGCGCGAAGATACATTCTATCGTGCAGTGCATATGCACCATCCTTGTACGATTTGGACTGCACAAAGTAATAACAACTACAACTGGCATTACGTCCACTTTGTAGCTCTTTGTGACGAGTATACATATCGCTACGGCAAGGTTCATAGCACAGATACATTGCTTCGCGAAGCACTCAAGCAATTGCCTCGTAACATTCCTGTCGGTTACAAGACTCCTCAGCCGTTGGCAATGAAGGCCAATCCTGAGTGTATCGACTACAATGATATCGTAGGTTCATATCGTAAGTTCTATCAGACGAAGCAGGCTCGATTCAAGATGGCATGGACTAAACGTCCAATTCCAGAATGGTTTGCAGTCGCAGCCTAACAACATAAATAGAAGTAATACGACCGCTCCAGTATACTGGGGCGGTTTTCTTTTGTTTAATAAATAAGTTTAGAACTTAGAACGGTGCAACGAATGCTTTCTACTGATGCAAAATCCCAATCTGCTATTATTTCAGAATATGAAGCAGAGTTGGCAAAGAAAAACATCAAGATAGTAAAGTCATCTCGTGGAGGAAAGCATCTTCGATTCTCATATCCAGGAGATCATAAGAAACTCCTAAACGATATTATTAAATGTGAGCTTACGGATAGTACGTTTGTAATCTCAGGAAAATATCGTACAGAAGAACTTACTATCAAAGAAGCGGTAGATGGAGCCAAGGTCGGAGACAAGATCTATGTCGTCAATGCTGTGTCATCTCGTGGCGAACTTCGTACAAAAGAATTGACACCTGAACGTATCGGTGTGGCTACTGGCAAAAAGATCGGCAAGTTAGAATTTAAGAGAAAGGTGATGCAAGGCATCAACAGCCTCGGAGTTTCGGTTGTCGTCAAAGAGTTTATGAAAGATCTCATGGATTCTGCCGAAACAATGGGTGGTAAAATCAGATCAGAATATATCGAACAGATATCGGATTCAGATATCAACATTATCGCCAAAGATTTCGGTGAAGTCACAGGCGCATGGTGGTTTTTAAACGTATACGATAAGACTGCGGACGGGATCATATATCCTACTCAGAGCAATCTCAGACTGGTCGACTACTATGCCACATATCCAAAGAAACCTAACCTTGCGATATCAGCCAAGGCTGGTAAAGGTGCACCTCCATCTATCGATGCGATCGCCGATATTTTAGATAAGATCAATTACACTGACTCGAAGAAGAAGATAGCCAAGAACCTTATTATCGCCATTCGTAACAGCTCTGTGTTAGATGGCATCGTTCGTGGTTCTGCCGAGGTAAAAACTCCCGGCTGGAATGCACTCGTCAAACTGATGGGAAACAATATCACTCCAGCCTCGATTGAAATATTCTTATCAAAATATAAAACTGCAGAAGAACTCCTAAAAGTTTTAGATCCGCTATACAAGATTATGGGAAGAGCGGCTTCTATGGACATCACAAAACGGATCGTTGGAAATAGGGCAAAGAGAAACGGTTTGATACTGTCACCGCTTGCATATCACCTCGTAGATATGATGAACGCAGACAAGACATATTCTAACGTTCTGAATGAAGCCACAAAGCAGATCAACGTGAGTCAGCTCTACATCAATATCTACAAGACTCAGAAGCTGGTAAAATACAACATTCAGGAGTTTAAGGACATCGACTTCAAGTTCGAGTACAACGGAAACGCTGGCATGCCAGGCCTGAAAAAAATCTCATTCAAAGCGAAATAAGCATGTACATTATTTCGAAAACAATATAGAGTGTAACTATGATAAAGAAACGATTTAGAGAGTTTGTTGGTAGTGGTACACTCACGATATTCGATATCGATGAGACGCTGTTCCATACATATGCAAAGGTTGCCGTTGTCAAAGATGGCAAGGTTGTTCGAATGCTAGACAACCAAGAGTTCAACACTTACAAGCGTAAGAAGGGTGAAACCTACGACTTCGGAGAGTTTGCTAACGCAGAAGTATTCCGCAAGTCATCGAAGCCTATCACTCGTATGGTTGCTAAAACGAAAGCTATCTTTGCCAACTCTCGTAAGAATCCTCATAGTCGAGTGATTATCTGTACAGCACGAGCTGACTTCGATAACAAGGATATCTTCCTTCAGACGTTTCGAGATCATGGTCTACCTATCGATAATATCCATGTAGAACGAGCTGGTAACCTGAAGATCGACTCTTCGGCAGAAGCCAAGAAGATCATCTTCCGTAAATATATAAATACTAAGAATTACGTAAAGCTTCGGTTGTTTGATGATGCTCCTAGCAATCTTCAGGCATTTCTTTCGTTGAAGAAAGAGTTTCCTGATATTACGTTCGAAGCCTTCTTTGTAAATCCTGATGGATCGGTAAAAACAGTACGATGACAAGTTTTAGAAATTTCCTTGCAGAAGAGCTTGACGAAACTAAGCTGAAGCATCTTGAGCATGCCGAAGATCACGTGATCAATGCTGGCCATGAAGGCTTTTCTCATGCCTATCACAATCTCAAAGATGTGCATGACAGGTTGACAGGCAAGAAGAACGACACAAGAATCACCATGAAGTATGATGGTTCTCCTTCTGTGGTATTCGGTCGTCATCCTGAAACTGGTCGTTTCTTTGTAGCATCGAAGTCTGCCTTTAACAAGAATCCAAAGATCAACTATACGCTAGAAGATATCGAGCGTAACCATGGTCATGCCCCTGGCCTCGTATCGAAGCTACGAGCTGCTTTACAGCATCTTCCAAAGGTAACACCAAAGAAGGGTGTTTTCCAAGGCGATATCATGCACACTGCTGAGGACGTGCATGAATCTGATGGGCGTGTACACTTTACACCTAACACCATCACTTACTCTGCTCCGAAAAATTCAGCACATGGTAAGGCTGCTCTCAACTCGAAGATTGGCGTAGCTATTCATACCAAGTATAATGGTAAGAACCTCGAGGATATGCAAGCCGAGCACGGCGCTCAGCTAAATGACTTTGGATTGCACAAAGACGTGCATCTGATTTCGACAGAACATCATCTCGATAACATCAAGTTCACGCCTCAGAATCGCGAGCGCTTTGCAAAGGCTATGACTGCAGCTGCAGCACATAACAAAAAGGCAAAGCCTGAAACTTATGAAGCTATCAAAGGCCATGAGATTCCTTTGAAAACTTACATTAATCATACTGTTCGTACTGGTACTAAGCCTAGCGTAGAAGGTTTCATGAACCACTACATGAAGGCACATCAGAAGAAGATCGAAGGTGTGAAGATGGCAGCATCGAAGGCATCTAAGACTGCTGCGATGGAATCAGACATCGGTCACGTTCAACGTAATCGTGCTCACTTTGAAAACGTTCTGAACCAGCACAAGCATCTGCAAAAAGCAAAGGATATTCTTGCGCATACGCTGTCAAGCTCTGCGGAGTTTGATCACAGCATTAACGGCAAGAAGTCGAAGCCTGAAGGATTCGTAGTAGTCAGACATAATCGTCCTACTAAAATCGTAGATCGCGCTGAATTCTCGGCTGCCAATTTCAATAAGGTTAAAGCTCAATGAAATCGATTCATATCACACAAGGACGATTCAATCCTGTTCATGCAGGCCACGAGATGGTCGTCAAGCATGTGATGGCAGCTGCCAAGAAAGAAGGCGCAGATCATAAGATCTTGACGACTGGATCTCATGATGCCAAGAAGAATCCTCTGACACCTGAGCAGAAGGTCAAGCACCTTTCTCGTGCTGTCAAGGGTGCACATGTAGAGGCGATGACGAAGGAACATCCGACTCTGCTCCATCAGATGTCGAAGCTGCACAAAGCTGGTTACACACACGTGACTATGCATGTCGGTTCTGATCGTGTTAAAGAGTTTCATGATTTACTTCATAAGTATAACGGTGCAGATATGAAGCACGGTCACTACAACTTCAAGAGCATTAAAGTCAAGTCAGTAGGCGGTGAACGTAAAGAAGGCGGAGGTGGAATTGAATCTGCTTCTGGTACGGCTATGCGTAAGCACGTTACTGCAGGTGATAAGGAATCATTCCATAAGATGGCACCATCGGGAATGAGTAAAGCCCACAAAGATGAGTTATATCACGATGTCCGCAAAGGCATGGGTGTGAACGAATCATTCATTGTCAGATTTAAAAACTGGATTAGTTGACCTGTTAAAGTTTCCTTGTTATAAATAGATTTGCGGTTAGGCTACGGCAATCCCGTTTGTTTAACAGATAAGCCCAAGGGAAACTCTGATGGAAGATAAGAAGAATAAACCGGTTGATACGAAGCAGTTAAAAAAGCCAACCGGCACGTCTGTAACTGGCAAACCACTTGATGGCATCGAGATCCGTCCTCAGCTCAAAGGTCTCGGCAATCGCCAGCACAACGAGGATACCGTAGTCCTAACTGACACTCTCGCTGAGAAGAAAGCACTGACACTCGTTCAGCGCCAACGCAGAGCGCGTGCTCTTCGAGCTAAAGAGCCGAAGATGCAGAGAGCCAAAGAAGTTGCTCAACACAAACTCGCCTCGGACGAAAAGCTAAAGGCTCGAGCAATTGTCAAAGCAAGAAACATGGTCAAGATGAGGTTTGCAGCTCGGAAGGGAACTCCTTATACCGAGCTCACCACATCTGAAAAAATTCAAGTCGATAAGGTAGTCGATAAGAAGGTCAAGCTGATCAGAAGATTAGCTGCTCGCCTTCTACCTGCTCTTCGTAAAGCAGAAGTCAATCGTCTCGCTTCATTCCAATCGGGATCAAAAATCCAGCACGCGACTGCTGCCCCGGTCAACGAAGAATTCAATACAATCGTAGAGAGTCTTGACAATAAGACTTCTATGCAACTCGTTGACATTATCAACGATTCTATCGATGCTCTCAACGAGAATAATAACTCGATGGGTATCACGCTGAAGAGACTGCTAAGCGCTGTCCTTCCAGAAGACGTAGCAACTTCTACACTTATGAAAAAAGCCGAGAAGACCGGCATACCGTTCTCGACCCTCAGAGAGGTGTTCGAGCGCGGTTCTTTTGCGTGGGAAGACGACGGCAAAACTACGCAAGAACAGTTCTCATTCTCAAGAGTGAATAGCTACATTGCCAAAGGCAGAGCGTGGACACTCGATGCAGATCTTCGCGAAGAGAAGGAAGTCAACGACAAGCTCGATAAAATGTTCGAATCCGCTTATCATACTGGCTTGAGTGCTTCGACTGCTAAGGCACGCGAATCTCACTGGAAAAAGATGGAAAAGTATTCTGATCGAGATCCACGTGCATATCAAGATGCGCCAGGTGACAAGGCAGCTCGTAAGAAAAATATGCCTCAATCTGTACATACGAAGAAGTATCATGCGATGTACGGCGAAGAGATCGAGCAGCTGGTCAATGAAGCCTCTGACGGTCTTGCTGCAAAGGCCAGCAAATCAGGTGTTTCCTTATCTACTCTGAAGAAAGTGTATGCTCGCGGTGTTGCTGCATGGAACAGCGGTCACCGTCCAGGAACTACACCACAACAGTGGGGTATGGCTCGCGTAAACTCTTACATCACAAAGGGCAAAGGCACTTATCACGGCGCTGATAAGGATCTGCATGAAGATGATGTAAATGAAGGCCTATGGGCTAACATTCATGCTAAGCGTAAGAGAATTAAAGCTGGATCTGGCGAACGTATGCGTAAGCCTGGATCGAAGGGCGCTCCGACTGCCGCGGGTTTTAGATCAGCACAAGAAGCAGTCGAAGATCAAGTAGGCAATCAGATTGCTGATACAGGAAGACATGGTAAAGTAAGATATGTCGGTGTAAGAACTGCTGCTCATAAAGAAACTGGTACACAAGAGCGTCAAGAAGTTCAGTATATTAAGCGTCATAAGATGCATACGAAAAGAGAGACTGACGCCGATCCGCAACAGATTCGTATCGCTCAGGATCAGATCAAAAAGAAAGTGATCGACGAGTCGAACAACACGCCATACGTCAAGCCTTTCACAGAAAAAGGTAGTACAGAACAACGTGGTTGGAAAGCTTCGAACAAGCATGGCAAGGTAAAGTACTTTGGCATGGACTTCAAGGCTTCTGCACATAAGCATGCTGGAATCAATGAAGATACATCAGCAGATCGCGAAGTTGGTACGAAATCGCTCGTCAAGAAGTATCAAAAGGAAACTCCTGGACAGAAAAAAGCAGATCTGAACGAGTCGTTCAATATCGAGTTCGCCGCTGGAATTGGTGTAGGTCTGACTGCTAACGAATGTGGTATCTTCATCAAGCCAGGGTTCGAGATGCATCCTGATGTCGTAGAAGAAGATATCGAAAGAAGAGGCGACTTCAAGATGGTTAAAGTTCGCACTCCAAAAGGATATGTTTGGAAAAAAGTTCGCCGCGAAGTTGATATCGAGAGGGACGCAGAATGATCGGATTTAAGGAATTCATCACTGAGCGTGGCGAAGATTCGAAAGGTCACTTCATCGCCACCGAGAAGGGTGCAGGTATGACAGCGAAAGGTGTAAAAGCCTATCGTGCCAAGAATCCTGGATCAAAGCTTCAGACAGCTGTCACTGGCAAAGTAAAGCCTGGATCTAAAGATGCAGGTAGACGTAAGTCTTTCTGCGCTCGTATGAGTGGAGTCAAAGGTCCGATGAAAGATGAAAAAGGTAGACCGACTCGTAAAGCAATGTCATTAAGAAGATGGAAGTGTAACTAATGGAAGAGATTACAAACCCTTTAAAGGTCGCGTTTGCAGACACCTATGCACTTTACGTGAAGGCTCAGAACTATCATTGGAATGTCGAAGGACCGATGTTCCCGATGTATCATGAATTTTTTGGTAATATCTATGAAGAAGTTGGTGGTGCTATTGATCGTTTTGCCGAAGAGATTCGAGCCCAAAAATCTTATGCTCCGGCATCGTTCGGAAGATTCAATGAACTATCAACAATTGAAGATGAATCTCTTATTCAGTTACTTCCAATAACCATGGTAACTAATCTTTTCGAAGATAATAATCGAGTTCTTGCTTCTCTTCAACTTGCAAGAGATGCAGCAGACAAATACAATCAAAACGGTCTTGTTAACTTCCTTGAAGAGAGACTCGATCAGCACAACAAACACGCATGGATGCTCCGCGCATCGATGAAATAATTTCATAAATAGATTTAAATTTACGGAGCAAAAAATGTTAACGAATAAAATCACAGGATTCAGTGCTGATCTTCTTAATACTGTTCGTAGTATTCTCGGAGAAGCGAAGAAATGTCCAGCTGACTGCGAGTGCGAAAAGTGCGAAGCAGAAGAGATGGAAGAAGGCCATATGCCTACTGCCGACGAACCGACTGATGCAAATAAAAAGACAGCGCAGAAGATTCGCGACATGATGGCCAAAGAAAAGAAGCCAGTCAAGGAAGAGACTAAAGAAGATCTTCCTTTTGAAGGTCCTTATAGAAAAACTGGTGAACGCAAGGACGAATACGGCAACAAAGTAAAGAATGTTGCTAAGCATCTTGCGAAGAAGGCAATGAAGGCTAACGAAGATTTAGAACATACTAACTGTGGAACTCCCGAATGCTGTGGTCAATGCGATACGCCTGGACAGATCGATGAGATTTCTGCAAAGACTGCAGTAAATGCTTATGCCAAGCGTAATGCCAAAGCATTCAACGACGGTCAATACGATGATGAAGCTGAAAAAGACTATAACAAGTTAGACAAACAAGGTGATAGAATTCAAAGAAAGTTTGGTGACAAAACTGTTCGTAAAGCACAGAGTGCCGCTTATAAGAAGATCTTTGGAGAAGAAGTCGAAAATCTCGATGAAACTGCAAAGATCGTTGCTCATCTTCAAAAGCGTTATGGTGATAACATTCGTAAGAGCCATGTTCGCTCGGCAGCTAGCGATTTCGGTGTTGATGCAGCGAAGTTAGCAAAAGCAGTACGTACTAAGTTGGGCAAGAATATGCTTGGTGAAGAAGAGCAGATCGATGAGATCTCGAAGGGAACACTTGGTCGTTACATCAACAAAGCCAAAGATTCTATTGATATGGCTTCTTATAGACAAGGCCACAAAGAAGCTCATGGCAGTTCTTCGAAGCCACTTGAAAAGAAGTTGACAAAGCGTCATAAAGGTATTTCAACTGCAGTCAATAAATTGACCAAGGAAGCTTCTGGCGACCAACACATTGAAGTAACACACGCCGTTACTGGTCAAAAGAAAAAGGTTCCTGTTCATCCTGATAATGCTTTTAAAGCTCTAAACCATTATAAGAGTCTTTCGTCAACGAAGTCGGCTCGTATTGTTTCAGAAGAATCCGAGCAGATCGATGAACTCTCAAAGGGAACAATGGGTCGTTACATCAACAAGGCTGCTACAAAAATGGGTAGTCAAGGTGTTACTGCTGGTCTGAAGATTGCTGCAGACGAAAAGTCAAGCAAGAACTTTAAGGATATGGGCAAGCGCGAAAAGGGTATCAAACTCGCCGTCAATAAGCTGACAAAGGAAGAGCAAGACTTCATCGACTCGCTGAACGATGCTGATATCGAACAGATCGATGAGATCTCAAAGGGTGCTGCATTGAAGTATCTTTCTGCCAATAAGAAAGACGATACTAAGGCTCGTGAAACTGGCGATTATGACAGAATGACTAAGCGTATGCGTGGTACTGATATGGCTGTTCGTAAGTATACTGCTAAGCCAGGTTCTAAGTCTGTTCGTGTTCCTGCCACCGAAGAAGTAGAAATCACTGAAGCGCGCGGGCGTCCAAGAAAGGCTGGCGCCAAGGATTTCACGATCCATCCGAAGACAAAAGAAAAGCTCATGCATAATAATCCTGAGCACATGAAAAAGATCGAAGCTCTTCAGAAGAACAAAGTTCTTGAGAAGCCAAAGATTGAAGCTGGTCAGCATATCATGAACCAGCTACAGAAAGCTAAAACATCGATGCTAGGTGGTAGCACGATTCACTTTACACATGGTGACTCGAAGCACGTTTCTGGTACTCATGCTGCAAAGCTTCTGTCTAAATATGCGGGCATGAAACCGAATGAGAAAGAAGACTTCCAAAAGAAGATCGGCCACTCACACGAACAACTAATGAAGCACGTATAAGGTGTAATATGACAATTCATGTCGGAACTTTTATAGTAAAAAATACTACGCCTTCTATCGAAAGTGAAGAAGTTGCTGCGTTGCATGAAACTACAACTAATATCAAAGTTGGGAATTTTGTAGTAAAAAATAAACCGATTGTAACCGAGACTTTACCAGAAGTTGAAGTTGTTATTGAAAATGAAGAAGCTGTGCCTCTACCTCAAGTTGTGCAAATGGAAGAAGGTACTGTTATTCATAACGGCCAACCAAAAAAGTTTAATAAAAAAATGTCAGCATACATGATTGATATGCTTACATCCGAAGAATGATAAATAAAACAAAGAATCTTTAGGAGAAACGAAGATGGCTCAATGGGGCAATACAGACGATGCTGCAAACTCGGTCCTATGGGCCACAACTGCAGTGAATAAAACACCTAACACAGTAAACCAAACTGCACTGTTCGGTAACACTACTGTCGGCGCATTTACTGCTGGCGAAGCAGTCGGCCAATTCGGTCTTGATGTAAATGAAATTTCAATCGCCGTTGGTAATACGGCAGTTGCTCAGTATATCATTACGAATCCAGGTTCTGGATACAATGCAAATGCTGCTGTAACTGTTGCAAATACAACAGGCGGTGCAAACACACTCGCCGCTAACTCAACAGTTTCGGCAGGTAAAGTAACTGCACTCACGGCAAACGGCACGATTATTCGTGGTTACACCGCTGCACCGGCAGTTACAATCGCTGCACCAGCTCTTATTATCTTCAATGGTAATACTGCTGTTACACCAAACAATGATATTGGCGCGTTCATTGCTATTGCAACAGCAAATTCGTTCTTAGCAGTTGGTGACAAAGTTACCTATGCCGGTAATGCTACGTCAACACCAGCAACTCTAACTGATACTCGTCCGTATTATGTTAGCTTTGCTAATACGTCGGGCATCAAACTTTCAGACGAGCCTAACACAGCAAACATCAACTTTGCAAAGGCAAGCGGCAATGGCACGACTGCTGGCGGTGCAACTCTTCGCGGTGAAACAGCTACAGCAACTGCTGTTCTAACAGGTCGTGGTTACATCGACGGTGCTGCTCATACTGGTTGGGTTCTTCGTACAGTTGGTACTGGTGGTCGCGCTGGTCGCGTACAGTTTGAAACACTCGTTGCAATGGGTGGAAACTTCTCGACTGACGCATCTGACGACGCAATCTTGCCAGACGCATAAGGATAATATATGAGTGATCGTGCCAAGAAAATAACTGAACTGACTTCGATTGGCACGGCTAATACGTCGATCGCTAGCGGGGATATCTTTATTGTAGAGGATATCTCCGCTAATACGACCAAGTCTGCTACATTATCTACGTTGCGTAAAGCTATTGTACAAGGTCCCTTTGCTAATAACACTGCCGCAAATACAGGCGGTGTTGCACTCGGTCAACTATACTATACTGCGGCAGGGGATGTGAAAGTAAGAAATGCCTAATGATTGAAAAACTTGATGATTCGAATTTCTTGATATATGCTGCTAAGTGTTATGATAATCCACAATGTTTTGAGGATCTTGAATTTTACGAAGACTTAGCTCGATTCAAATATATTAAGAGATTACTTAATCGCTATGAAGAGTCCGGAGATTTAAAAGATAGATTAATCGTCAATCATCTCGTTGTTCTGTACAATGTGTTCGGTAACGAAGCTACCAGATTACTCTTCTTTAAGTTAGATGGCTATCATCATATGTTGAAGCCGTTCATTATTTTATTAGGAAGACTTCCTGAGAAGATACCGAATATAGGCATAGATAATAAAACACTTATTACTAACGATATTGTTGCAGACGAAGTCATAGTACAAAAACTAAGGAAGATTTAATGGCCAACAAAGAAAAGCAAGAGTATGACTACGAAGGCGATATGGCCATGTCACAACTCAAGTCTATCATTGCCAACGCTCAGCGTATGCATGACATGCTGAAGGTAGATACAAATCTTCCTGAATGGGTTCAGTCGAAGATCACATTAGCTGAAGACTACATCTCTACTGCTTCGAATTATATGCAAGGCGAGATGAGCGAAGCCGTAGACATGACTAAAAAGAATCAGGCGAAAGCGATGAAAGCTGGCGCCAATCTAAAAATGGATTCGGATACTGGAACACCAGATCACTTCACTGCTGCGGCGCGCCGCAAAAAAGGTTTACCAGAAGAAGTTCAGATCAATGAGCTTTCTAAAAATACGGTAATTTCGTATCTAAATAAAAACAAAAAAGATGTTTTTAATAAAATATTACAAGTAGGTAAAGCTCGTAAAAAAGAAGATTCTGTAGAAGTCAAAAAAATATCTAATAAAATTGTTAAAAGACACAACGGCGAGCATTTAGCAAAAGACAAACTTAGAAAACTTGCTAAAGAAGAAGTTGCGGCGAATTCTGTTGGTGCTGGCAATGTAGCGGGTCTACAAGGTGAACCGCCGGTAAATAAGAAAAAGAAAAACGTGATGTCTTTCAATAGATTTATGAAGAAATAATATGTTAGGAATGATCCCACTGCCATATAAGTTGCTTGCAGGTGCTGCACTCATGGCAGGGATCTTCGTCTTTGGTTATATGAAAGGATCTGCTTATGCTGAAGCTGAATTGGCTCGTTTCTCTGCACAAAAGAGTGAGCAAATCGCGGAATTGGAGAGGAAGAATTCTGCAATTTCTACTGAGGTAGTTACTGAATATGTTGATCGAGTTAACACAATTAGAGAGAAAGAATATGTATATCGCGACGTCGTTAAAGACTCTGTTCCTACTCAGCACGATATGTCTAATGGCTGGGTGTACACGCACGACCTTAGTGCCACATCCGGTGATGCCGACTCCGCCAGAGCTTCTGATGCGAGCCCCTCAGGAATTACAGACACTACAGCCCTCCTCGCCATCATCGGCAACTACTCCAGATGCCAAGCCAACGCCGAGCAGCTAAGACAACTCCAGCAGTGGATAATTCAGAATAAAGAAGCTGTTGATGCCATGGCAAAAGAGAAGAAGAAATGAAAAAGTTTAAAGAAGTACCAGAAGAAGATTCGAACGACAGTTTGATTACCATTATTGCCAACTCTCTCAATAGAGCGAGCAGCGGCAATAAAGATGATACGCGCGGTCTCCTACTTTTGATCGCCGCGCTGGGACTTCTTAATCTTTCAAAAGACGGGCTTCCTGCAAGCGTTGCAAGAAAACTCGCATCAACATCAAATAGAAAATAACGGAGATTCTTATGTGGGAAAAAATTAAAAAGTGGTTTGGTTTTCTTGATCTAAACAAAGACGGTAAAGTATCGGCCGAAGATCTTGAACTTGCTCGTGCTTTGGCTGATAAGAAAGCCAAAGAAGCAAATGAAACTATCAATGCAGTTGTTGAAGCCGCAGAGAAAATTAAGAAAGTTAGAAAAAAGAAATGAGTCTAATGTCGTTTTTCTCATCACCGCCGATTACTAGTTTCGAGCAACTCGAGCTAGAAAAAGGTAAGATCCAACTAACTATCATGAAGATGGTAACACTCGTCTTATCATCTATTATGTTAGCAGTTGTCGGTATCTTTCTGATTGGCCTCTTTTTGCCAAATCACGTGATCGATAATAACGAGATCTTTAAGATCATCGGTCCTGCATTCTCTATGATTATTGGTGCCTTTGTCGGTGCATTCGCTACGATGATGGGAATGAAGACCGCAGAATTTGATCCGAATGTTAAGACACAAGAACTCGGTAAGACAGATCATAAGCAACTCGCAGAAGCACATGTCATCAACGCACAAGCTGAAACAATTGAAACCGAAAATGAAATTAAGATGATGGCAGCTATCGATAAATACAAAGATAGCGACGAGGATTTCGGTCCTTTCTAAATTATGATTTCGTTAACCTAACGGAGTCGAAGAAATGTTTAAAAAAATAAAAGATCTGATTTTCCAAACATTCACTGGAAAAGATAATAAGACACTTGATCTTGGTAGAATTCTATGGGCCAAAGGCGTAATGCTTTTCTTTGGTCTATCGATCTACGACATCTATCGTGGTGCAGAATTTGATGCATCGACTTGGGGTGTAGGATTAGGTGCAGTACTCGCAGCAGGCGGTGCAGCTCTTGCACTCAAAGCTAGTACGGAACCAACAGAATAATGGCAACACCATCGGTCAACAAGTTAGCTGAAGATGTGTCGTATCTAAGTAGAGATATGGCAGTCGTCAATACGCTTGTTGGCCGTTTGGATACAACCATTGATAAGCTGACTGACATTTCAAGTAGCGTATCGAATCTTCTTGCTGTGCACGAAACCAAGTTGACTTCCCAGGAAATCATAAGTAAACAACTATCAGATTTAGTGGAAGCACGCAGAGTGGAAACAGACGACAAGGTCCAGCTATTGCACGAAAGAATTTCTTCAGGCGAGCGCGAGCTCAAAGAAAGCATCGACGATCAGTACGACGAACTCATGAAAGAAATTAAAGAGATGCGTGCTGAGTCGACAGTACAGCATAATACGTTGAGCGATCGAATCACTGCCATGGAAAAATGGATGTGGACAGTCATCGGCGGTGCTGCTATCGTAGGTGGTATTATTACGTTGGTGCCATGGAGTACAATATTCGGAATTGGATAAATTATGAGACGTGTGATTGATGACTTCTTACCAAGAGGTTATTTTAATGAAATAAAACAGATGATCGAACATCCAGCATTTCGCTGGAACTTCTCATCGATACTTCCTGAAGGATATCACGACCAGACTGAAAAAGACTGGTACTTCATGAAGAGAATCTATACAGAAAATGAACACATCGAAGATGCATTCGGGTACTGGCAAACGATCAGGCCGATGTTCTATTTCTTTGAAGAAAAACTTAATTTCCTTACAGAACATGTCATCAGTGTGAATGTCAATAGCATGATGAATCAGGGTCGTAAGCGTGCCCATGGTTGGCACAACGATTGTCCGTATAAGCATTACGTAGCTCTGTTTTATATCAATACTTGTAATACTGCTCCAACATTATTTGAAGATGGATCAGAAGTCGAGCATATCGAGAATCGATTACTGTTCTTTGAAGGCGGAGATCATATTGATAATCGGCACAGTACTAATCTTCCATTAGATGTCGAAAGAAGATTAGCGATTAATTTTAATCTTCAAGGCTCTTTATTCTAAAATAAACATGTACAATAATCACAATCTGTGTATAATGAAGTTAACAGATTGGAGTTATAATGCTTTGGATTGAACACAAATACATCAGCCTTCTCTCAGGTCGCCTCGAGAGATTTCAGCGGGTCAACAACACGGTCTATCGGTTCCGTTGCCCTATCTGCGGCGACTCAAAGAAAGATCGTCGTAAAACTCGTGGGCATTTGATCGAGAAGGGCGGCAAGGTCCGCTTTTATTGTCACAACTGTAGCGCGAGCATGCAGTTCAGATATTTTATGAAAGAGATCGATCCGACTCTTTATCTCGAATACATCAAGGAACAGATGAAAGAATCTGGTAATCAAAAAGATGTCGAGACTTTTGCCGAGAAAATGAAACCTCCAGTCTTTGTCAAGACCACAGCTCTGTCAAAGATAAAGAAGGTAAGTCAGCTCGATCCGAACCATCCTGTCAAGAAGTACGTGGATAGTCGGCAAATCCCTCCGCATTTGCATTATAAGTTATTCTATGCTCCAAAATTTGGCGCGTGGGTCAATACTATGATTCCTGACAAGATCAAGATCGGAGAGAAGGACGAACCACGTCTGATCATACCATTTCTTGATAAGGAAAAGAATCTCTTTGGTTTTCAAGGCAGATCATTCAAGAAAGATGGTGTTCGATATATCACCATCATGCTGGACGATTCGAAACCAAAAGTATTCGGTATGGATACTATCGATGAGGACAAAGATATATATTTACTAGAGGGACCGATCGATTCGATGTTCTTGCCAAATGCCATGGCAGCGGCAGGTGGAGATCTTGCTGCACAAGTCGAACAAACCGGTTTACTTAAAGAGAAAATTGTGGTAGTATTTGATAATGAGCCGAGGCATTCGGATACTATCAAGAGAATGCAGAAGGCGATTGATGCTGGATATCGTGTAGTCATATGGCCTTCAGACATCGAGCATAAAGATGTCAACGATATGATTTTAGCTGGCTACACGCCAGAATATATTAAGGATGTTTTAGATGAATGCAATTACTCAGGACCAACTGCAAAACTACACTTTGCGATATGGAGAAAAGACCGTTGAAGCGGTGCTAGCTCTACCTGAAGAGAAGCTTACGTGGGTAGTATATAATGCCAACATGGTGCAAACCGCAGTAACTCTGATTATTTCATTGCGTGGCATGGATTTCTTTGATGACTACGTGAAGGTTATTTCAAGAGAATGCGGTGACGGAGCTCAAGGTGCATTGTACTTTGATCCTAACATCTTCAATCTAATAGGAAACGGATATGACTGAGTTAGTAGACAACGAGTTTGGGGTCGAGTACGAGCAGATCCCGATAAAGAAACTTCGGATCTTCCGAGTTGGCAAGCAGTGGCTTGTCGAGTATCAACGTTATGTTCGTCTTTGGGCGCCATGGGACCATTTCTGGTGGTACAATGACGGGCAGTATGTAGAGTACTATGATGCCCTTGCTCGTGTGAATGAACTCAAGGCCAACGGCTACGCTAATGTTCCACGGTTCCAAAAGGTGAAAACGTTCGATGTCTCATCTGAGTGATAATAACATAAGTTATTTTAAGCACATGTTGAGATCATGGCGCTGGGGAGCAATACTGTTTATTCATGGTTTATTTCCAAACGTATT